AGACCTATCTTGATCAGGACTCACACTATTTCGATCCGATGTTGTCTGAAAAAGGCTCACATATCAAGTGGGTCTTTGATCCGTCACCAGATATAGACACCATCGAACTCGAGATCCTCGCTTATGGCGAGGTGTATGGCATGGCACCGGCACTTGTCGTTATAGATAACCTAATGAATTGCGTGTCCGTTACAGGGGAAGAATGGTCAGGCATTCGGGCAATCATGTCCGAACTTCATCATGTTGCTAGAAAGACAGGTGCCTGTGTCCTTGCTCTTACACATATGTCAGAGCAAAGAGATTACGAAGCAGACAAACCAGCACCACGCCGAGCCATACTTGGCAAGGCATCTCAGTTGCCTTCGATGATCTTGTCGATTGCAATGAATCCAGAATATGGAGAACTAAAAGTGGCAGCAGTAAAGAACCGATTCGGAGAACATTCTGCCGATGGCACTAAGTATGCAACCCTTCTCATCGATCCATCGAGAGTACAGATTGCAGACGGAGATGCACAAGGTCGAGCAGATGTAAGACCGGGATTGATTTATTGGCGTGGACACGAAGCAATCTAGGGCAAACAAACGCAAGGGATCCCAATGGGAGACCGACCTTGTTGAATACTTTAGATCGTTAGATCTACTTGCCGAGAGGTTACGCCTCTCTGGCTCATATGATGAAGGCGACCTATGGTTCTTCGCCAATAGGAAGTACTTCATAGTCGAAGCAAAGAACGAAAAAGGTTTCAAGCCCGGGCCTTGGATGCAAGAAGCGGTGCTTGAAAGGGATAACTGGATGAAGCGAAGAAAGAAATCAGGTCGAGCTATCCCACTTGTCATTGCCAAGCGTAGGCAAAGCAATGTCAGTAAGGCATTTGTCATTATCCAACTAGATGAGTTTATGGAGTTAGTAAATGAATGAAACATTAGCGTTGATACTTTCAGTCGCAGCAGGTGTTGCCCTCTATCACTTCCTTGAGTGGGGTTACTACAAGATCGAAGATAAGTTCTATGAGTGGAAACACGCAGAAGAGATTGAGAAGTTCGAGCAGTACATCAAGTCTTTAGAGAAGACAACGAAGAAGAAGAAATGAAGCAACTAACTTTTGTGTCGCTGTTTGCTGGAGTCGGGGGATTTGATCTCGGCTTCGAGCAAGCAGGGATGAAATGTGTAGGACAGGTAGAGATTGATAAGCATTGTCAAAAGGTATTGCAGAAGCATTGGCCCGATGTTCCGCTACATGACGATGTAACAACAGCAATAGGTTGGGCTAACGAGAAAGGATTGGTAGGAAATGTCGACATCGTATGCGGAGGATTCCCATGCCAAGATGTCTCAGTCGCTGGCAGAAGAGCTGGTATCGCTGGGGCAAGAAGTGGACTCTTCTGGGATGCCATTCGATTTGCTAGGGAAGTCGAAGCACACACGCTCATCTTGGAGAATGTGCCGGGATTATTATCAAGCAACCAAGGCCGCGATTTCGGAGTCGTTATCTCTGAAATGGCCGACTCAGGGTATCGCCACATCGAGTGGCGAGTTCTGGATTCGCAGTTCTTCGGAGTTCCCCAACGCCGCCGTAGAATCTTCATTGTTGGAAGTTCTCGAGAAGACATCAAATCCCCGATACTTCTTGAGCAGTAAGGCTTGCGAAGGGATCCTTCGTAGAGCCAACCGTAGGGGCAAAGTACTACCGAAAGCGTTGCATGATGCATTGGTTTATCAAAGCCAGCAGAGCCAAGAGTAAAGATGATTATGAAACATGGAACGAAGGAGGGGTGGTGCCAACCTTGAACGCATTTGAAAACAACGGTGATGTTCGTGCCACAGTTTTGATTGCAACCAATGAGACTGTTGGTACATTGCAAGCACGAGACTACAAAGGGGTGGGCAATCAGTATGTCGAGGAAGACAAACTCATCATCTTCCATCCTCATCGATCTGATGGGGTTCGTATCCAAGGTGACACCATCAACACACTTACTGGATACATGGGAACAGGAGGACTGAACACACCTATGGTTACTGCCATACAGAACACAGTTATTGGAAGATCAGAGAATGCTGGGCCCAATGGTCGAGGTCATACCGATGAGGGAGACCCGATGTTTACTATCGACACCACATCACCACACGCCATAGTTATACGAGAGCGTGAAGGCAAACCCGGTGGTGGCAAGGGTGCAATGTTCTCTGATAAATCATTCACCCTCAAGGGTGTCAATGATCAGACAATCTTCGAGTCAACCATCAGAAGACTGTTGCCATTGGAGTGTGAAAGATTGCAAGGGTTTCCAGATAACTGGACAGAAGACCAGTCTGATTCCCAGCGATACAAACAGATGGGTAATGCAGTCACCGTGAATGTAGCCAAGTGGATTGGCGACAGAATCGTGGACTCCTATGGCCGCTGATGTTGACCTACTCAAAGCTGTGATTAGACATTACGGTGGAGAAGTAAGAGATGGATATTCGAGAGCAGTAAGGTGTTGCTTTCACGATGACTCACGGAGATCTGCCGTGATGTCTACTGATGGAGAGAAGGCTGGGTTGTATTTCTGCCACACCTGTGGCATAGGTGGAGATGCATACTCACTACTGATGTGGAGAGAAGGGATAGATTTTCGTGTTGCTTTCGATAGAGCGTCTGACATTGCTAAACGATCTGGCATCGACTTATCACAAAAGGATAAGCGAAGAGACGGTGGACTACTTACAGGGTCGAGGGTTCGGCAAAGAACTGGCAGAGGCCCATCTGCTGGGAACCGTACCAGTCGATTGTGACCCGAGCCATGTGCAGTTCATCGGCTGGTTGTCGATCCCATACAGAGTTGTCAATGGGGTGGCAGGATTCAAGTTCCGAAGGGTCGATGGATCTCCGGGCCCTAAGTACATGGCTCCAATGCATCAGCCAGCCCGACTCTTCAATGCAGTCGATCTTCAGAAACCTTCAGATGTTGTTGCAATCTGCGAGGGAGAACTCGATGCAGTTATTGCCAGCCAACTGTTGCCTTCAGTTGGAGTACCGGGTGTCAAGGCTTGGAGACCACACTTCAATCGACTCTTCCAAGGATATAAACGAGTTCTTATCCTTGCAGATAATGACGAGGGAAAGAAGGATGGTAGCAATCCGGGTATGGAACTCGCCGAGAAAGTATTACAAGAAGTAGAACACGCTGAACTGATACCATTACCTCAAGGTTCTGATGTCAACTCAGTAGTAATAGATGAAGGATTAGAAGGTCTGAGAAAGAGGTTAGGACTAGATGAGTAACAATGGAGACTCAGGATACAATCGAAAGTTTGAAAAGCTTGTTGGAAAAGCATGGCCTGATAGTGGTAAAAGTAGAGAACCTATCTTCGGGCCTACAGATGACAGTCCAAGTTCCCAAGACCCGGCAATGAATGACTTCGTTGCTGATGTCTGGGATATCATCGATGAACTTGGCAACTTACTGATAAGCAAGCAAAGGGATTACGGCCCCGGCAATATCAACAATGCATTCGGTGGCCCAATGAATGGGTTACTTGTCCGTATGGGTGACAAGTTTGAACGACTCAAGAACCTGTTTATCTTTGGCAATGGTAAGCCACAGCATGAATCAATCGAAGATTCATTCAAGGATCTAGCCAACTATGCAATCATCGCAATGATGGTGCAGCGTGGAAAGTGGCCTAAGAACAAACTATGAAGAAGCTCCTCTTTTTTTTGGTTCCGATTCTTGTAATTACATCGTTGTATTTCCTCATTAGGTTCATCATCGATGCAATCATAGAGATGGATGGAGTCGGAGGTCTTGACCTCGATGAGTGATCGAGCCAAAGAACACCTCAATGACCTTATCAACATAGCCTCATCAACCATCTACCGAAGGTTCGTTGGGTATGTGGAATACAAAGACTTGGTTCAAGAACTAAATGTCTATGTATTGCAAAGACCTAAACTTGAGGAAGATCTTGATGAGTCTTATCAGGTATCCAAAGATGAAACTAAATGGGTGGCTAGGAAAATCATGGCAAGGTTCCGCCGCCACATTGAAAAGTATTCTCGTAAAGAGAAGTCGGTTCGTGTTGGTTACTCGACTGGTGATGAGTTCTTCTACGACACAGTAACCATTGCATCTATCTTGCCAGTTGCATTGCAGTTCGATGTACAAGGTGTGACATTGATCGACAAGGTAGATGATGGACAACCACGCAGATCACCGGCACCTAATGAAGGTGGCAACCTTCTTGCCATGGCAATAGATGTGAAGTCTGCTCTTGAACTTCTTGATAAAGATGAACAGTACATAATCAACCTAAGATACGGAGCTTCCCCCATGACCCTATCTGATATTGGAAAAGAACTAGGTCTGTCTGATTCGACAGTAGATCGGAGGGTTCAAAGAATCCTTCGGAAGATTATCGATCATCTTGGAGGCCCAACTCCATGGGCGTAAAGATAGTCTTAGAAAGATATGAAGTGGTACTGGCTGTGAATACAGCAGTCGAAAGATATGTATCCACTATGAAGAACCAACAGATGCGTGGACTACAAGACATGGATCCGTGGCAACGAATCCTCCTCGATGTGGATGGATGTGGTGCAGAGATTGCCGTTGCTAAATACCTTGGCGTTTATTGGGGTGGTGCATTCGGTCAGGGCGGCGTAGACATAGAGCCAAACATAGATGTGAAGTACACAAAGCATGAGCAAGGAAGACTATTAGTTAGACCCGATGCAAAGGATGACATCAAGTTCGTATTAGTTCGTGGTGGTATGCCGAACTATGAACTAATCGGATGGATTATGGGAGCAGAAGCAAAGAAACCAGAGTGGTTAGACAAACCTGACTGGCGAAGACCTGAGATTTATTGTGTACCTGAAGATAAGTTACGAAAGTTTAGAGGTTACTATGGCTAGGTATGATTACCAATGCCCGGGTTGTGGCAATGTGGTTGAGATAATCAGAGGGTTCAACGATCCAGAGTCAGAGTATGAATGCCCAACAGATAACTGCAACACGATGTTAGTTCGAAAGTATTCTGCTACCCCGACCATCTTCAAAGCTCAAGGTTTCTACTCTACGGATAACTTCAGAAAATGAAGAACCCCCTCCGAAGAGGGGGCCTTCGCCTAGAGTGGAGGATCAGATCCACTATGACCAGTCTAATGTCGCTGTCGGCATTGTCAACTCAGCGACCATACTCTTCCTTCAAATACTTTCCACAATAGGGCCAAGGCTTCGATCCCCTATCGGCATAGATGTGAAGGGCTACATGGAACTGCTCAAGTAGCGTGGCTTTCTTTGGTGGTGTGCCGCTGGAGCCACCATGAGCAACCCATGTCCGGGGATATTCGATTTGAAAGTAGCCTTGAAACTGCTTCTTGGATCCGGCTACTGCATTCGATCTGCCGCTACTCTCACACATGGCGAGCTTCTGCCATGCTGGCGGCAGATGATCGAAGTCCATGTCCTCGAAGTGCAGAATGACCGGGATATCCTGCACGATAGTCGAGCTTTTTGTTTCAGCTTTAGGTGGAACAGACTTGAGTGGGGGCGATAGAAGTACCGCCCCCATCAAGATTCCACCGATGATAAGTCGGTGCATCTATCTTTCTCCTCCCAATGTGATTGCCCCAAGCCATACCAGCAAAGGGATCACCATTAGTATCGGTGAATCCTCACTCATTCCGAGTGGGAAAGTGAAGAAGGACAGGAAGAAAAGCACATAACCCACTACCCCTCCTTCATCTCTAGTTCAATGTTGGATATCTCAAACTCTGAGTCATCCCATTGACCATCTTCTTGTTCGACCCACGGCTCATCGAGTTGGAGTCGAAGGGTGTTGTGAATATCTTCGAACTCTTTCTCTGTGAGAGGTCTGTTTGTTTCAAACGAACCTGTGATTGTGTACCTCATGCCTGACCCTCATCTTTCCATTTGGTTGTGTCTATAACTCTGATGGTTTCTTCGGACAACTTTATAGATTGGCGGTCAGTAATCCACCATTCCAATCCATCGAGTCGCCGAGATAGTTCTCCTACACCAAGAGGATTATCATCGCTTGAATAGATGGAGACGATGATTCTCTTCAGCTCGGTGCTGCCGGTTGCTCTTCGATCCGTGGCAATGCAGTTGCATTGGTCAATCGGAACGAGGTGGTCTCCACACATGGTCATGCTTCCTCCTTCAATCCTGTGTAGATAACAACTTGACCATCGTTATCGAGTTCATAACCAAGTCGGTCACAAAGTTCTTGTGCCAGTTCTTGGTTCGAATAATCCGCAAGAGTCTTCATGCCGACACCTCCTCAATGACTATCGAATCTTGAACTTCGCCACCGACCACCCTTGGTTCGGCATCGAAGTGACCAGCATGGAAGATTTCCATGGCTTGGTCTCGGTCTTCTGCCTCCAGCTCGAGGTCGTACCAGCGTTCATACACATACTTCACTTTGAACTTAGGCATTTGCCACCTGCTTCACGCAGTCATGGCAGATGGGAGATTCGAATCGGTAATCGAACCCATCATCATCGAAGTTCTTGGTGCAGATAACGCAGTAAGTTCTTTCATCTATTGGATTCCACTTCTTCAATGGGGTCATGTGTTCGAGCCATCGGCGAATGGATCCCCTCAACATCGAGAGGTCGCTATCTCCGTACCCCTCATCATCAAGCAAGGTGAGGGTGTGAACGAGGGTCTTTGCTTGACCCTTTGCGATTCTTTCCAATCTAGTTTGATTCATTACTCACCCTCCGAAACTGTGATGGTGATGTCCTCATCCATTGACCAAGGAACTTCGGTCAAGATGTGTCCGATTCGGTTGATGAAATAGATTCCATTATGAATCCATTCACCTTTACCTTCGCAGGTATTTGTCCATCGAGTTGCTGGGTCTGAGTTCTTGAACTGCTCCTCATCTCCATCGAAGTAAATGATGTCGCCATGTTCATCACGAACCGGCTTGTACTTCTCGACCCACTCTTCCCAAGTATGATCGAGAATCGTTGCTTCGAGCTTTGGTA